GAAGGCATGGATAACCAATGGCCTTTCGGCACAAGCATACTAGAAAGCATCTACAAGGTTTACAAGCAGAAGGATCTGCTGGAAGATTGTATCCTCATCTATCGCATCGTGCGTGCTCCGGAACGTCGTGTGTTCTACATTGACGTTGGTTCTCTATCTGGACCTCGCGCCATGCAGTATGTGGAGCGAATCAAGAATGAGATATATCAGAGGCGCATACCAAACAGGACTGGTGGTGGCGTCAGCGTGATAGATGCTGCATACAATCCAATCAGCATCAATGAAGACTTCTTTCTAGCTACAAACGCAGAGGGCAAGGGCACTCGCATTGATACTCTGAACGCAGGTGAGAATCTCGGTCAGATTGACGACTTGAAATACTTCAACAACAAGATGATCAGAGGTCTCGGCGTGCCCAGCAGCTATCTGCCAACTGGACCAGATGACGGTACTGCAACCTACAATGACGGCAAGATGGGAACGGCATTCGTGCAGGAATATCGCTTTACCAAGTATTGCGAGCGACTGCAGAACCTCATGAGCCCTGTGCTAGACAAGGAATTCAAGCTGTTCCTCAAGCATCGCGGCATTGAGATACAGAGCAGCCTCTTTGAGCTACAGTTCTTCCCACCGCAGAGCTTTGGTGAATATCGTAGGATGGGTATGGATGCTGAACAGATCAACCTGTTCAGCACGCTTATGGGTACCGAAGCTACCAAGTACATCAGCAAGCGTTTCGCATTGGAACGCTATCTGGGTTGGAGCCAAGACGACATATCTCGCAACGAAGAGATGTGGCGAGAAGAGAATGCAGAGAAGGTCAAGTCCAAGACTGGTACTTCATCTGCGTCTGAACCACCTGGTATGAATGCCATAGGACTGCGCCCCGAATCTGAATCTCCGGCTCCGCAGGGCGCAGAACCAGAAGGTACCGAAGGCGCTCCGCCGGCTGAAGGCGGGGCTGAGGCACCCGCAGGAGGAGAAGCACCAGCTGGTGGACCGATACCGTCTCCTCCGGGCGGCGGCATACTAGGTGGCTGATATCAACCATAAATATTGCAGCAGGAGCACAAGATATGAGAGCAGATGAGATAGAAGGTGCATATTATTCACCACAGGATGACAAGTTCACTCCTGCTCACATACATGACACGCGCCGTGCTCGTCTTACATTGTTCCAGCTTAACAAGCTCAAGAAGATGCGTGCAGCCAAAGCGTTGGAAGATCTTGTGCATGCCGATCATCTGGAAATACAGTATGCACCTGCAGAGGAAGGTGCACCAGGACTATGACCTATTACATACCCTATCAGGCAACTGCTACTGCACAAGGCAATATAGTGGTACAGGATGGTGCCATTGATACTACCAGCACAAGCTTGGCGTTGGTTGGACCTAACACCGTGAATTTTGGCCTTTATATCAATCAAAACTTCGTGGAATTGCTACAGACATTTGCCAGCAACACTGCTCCTATCAGTCCGCTGATTGGTCAGCTATGGTATGACACGATTTCTTCATCTATCAAGTATTACAACGGCGTGCAATGGAAGGTGTTAACTCCGCCATACGACGGTTCTGCTGGTACTGCTACTACCAGCATACTTGGTCAAGCAGTGGCTCTCACGCTGGCAGATAGCCAAATCATCTATGCTACAAGCCTAGTCCCACTGAACCAAGCATCATTACCTTCAAGCGTTTTGATTGACGATACCTACTATGCTATGAGCAGCAGATTTCCACAAGGTCTTGGTGCTGGTATTACCATAGCTACAGACAGCAATGGGCTGCAGGTATGGGGTAGAGCCAGCGCTGCTAATGCGTTTGCTAGTAACATGACGATATCTGTTACAGGCAGTGCTAATGCTAGCGTAAGCTTCAATGGCAGCGGAAACGTTGTGATGCCTTTGGCATTAACCAACGTGGTAACAGCTGGATACTATCAAAACGTTACAGTGGGCAGTAACGGTATCGTTACCAGTGGTCAACTGCTCAACGCCAATGACATCAGCACAGCACTTGGTTATGTGCCAAGCCCCGTTAACGGTGTAGCAAACAGCTTGAGTTTTGGTTCAAACATCATAATCAACGGTGTTGTTGGCGGAAGCAACATCTTCCACGGCAACAGCAACATCATCATAACAACAACATTCCTCGACAATCCAATGCCAACCAACGGCATTATTGCGCTGCCCACAGGTGCTACTATACCAACAGGGTGGTTCATAGCCAACGGTCAAACTGTTGTGATACCAAACGGCGGTGGTAGTGTTGTGACACAAAATCTAACATCTTCTAATTTAACCGGCTGTGTTTGGATCCAGAAAGTTTACTAACGGCTGGTCTGTCACAGAATCGTAATTTTTTCAGCTATATTTCACCGGATTCATCTCGCTGTATTAAATATACCCGAGTCTGTACCACATCTTACAACAACAGGAGACTAAGACAATGGCTAAGAGCAAGCTAGAACAAGTCCTAGAGCATCTCGTCGCAGGCGACGAAGCCAAGGCAAAAGACCTGCTTCATCAGGTATTCATTGAAAAGGCACGTGCCATCCATGAAGAACTCATGAGCGCAGAAGAGATGGACGAAGAAATGCTTGGCGGTGATGAAGGCAAGCAACTGCGTCACGACATGATGCATCACAGCAAGGAGATAGAAGAGCTTAGCAATGAGATCGAATCTGAAGAGATCATGGGCGAAGCAGAAGAAGACATGGACATGGCTGACATGGACATGGCTGATGCCGAAGACGACCTAGGCGATGCATTGGCAGCTACTGATGACGCTGCTATGGACATGGAAGCCGGTGAAGCAGATGTCATGGGCGATATTGAAGACACCATGGGCGACCTAGAAACTGCACTTGCAGATCTCAAGGCCGAGTTTGAACGCCTTGAAGGTATGGAAGGTGAAGAGCACGGCATGGATGACATGGGCGGCGAAGAGATGAGCGACGAAGAAGGCGAAGAAGAAGGCGAAGAAGAGATGGACGAAATGTTCACCGAAGAAGACTTCGACGATCTCGCTGAAGCAGTTGAACTTGAAAAGGTAACTGTGCCTCACAGTGGCGAAGTTGGTGCTGGCAAGTTCAGCCCACGCGATGCTAACGAGAAGGCCAAGAGCCCACTCCCACCAACGCAGACTTCACGCTTTGGTGCTGAGCCAATCAAGACCGGCAAGGGACCAAAGGCAGACGGTTATGCTCTACAGGCAGCACCAAAGAGCGACAAGCTCCCAATCCTTCCAAAGACCAATCAGCGCAAGACTGATACCGAAGGCATGGAAAATGAGCAGAGCGGCAAGTACGGTGCTAAGGAAGATAGCAAGAGCGCACTTGACACGACTGACAAGACTTTCGGCAAGGGCAACCAAACTAGCCCACTCACACATGCTCCGCGCAAGTAATTGAGACTGCTGATATGATATAAAAATACCGCAGGAATCGCTCCTGCGGTATTTTCTTATAAAAAACACCTATTTGCGGCAGGTTAATCAAACTGTCACTAAATATCACACCAAACTACAAAGGTAGTGTCATGAAAGATAATATGCTAGTTGAACACCTCGCTTACGACACTGCGAAAGCCGAAGTCATAACTGAATCGGCTGGTGAGGGTCAACCAAAGAATGTCTACATGAAAGGCATCTTCATTCAAGGCGGTTTGCGCAATCATAACGGTCGCGTGTATCCCGTGAATGAGATACGCAAAGCGGTTGAATCCCTGAACGAGTCAATCAGGCAGGATAGCGGAGTGCTTGGTGAGTGTGATCACCCACAGGAGCTCCAGATACACCTGGACCGCGTTAGCCACAAGATCACTGAGATGTGGATGGATGGAGCCAATGGATACGGCAAGCTACAGATATTGCCAACTCCTTGCGGTGAGATCGTCCGCACGTTACTGCAAAGCGGCATCAAGCTTGGTGTTAGCAGCCGCGGTTCAGGAAACGTAGACGATAACGGCGAAGTTAGCGACTTTGACATGCTCACGGTCGATATCGTCGCAAAACCAAGCGCGCCTAATGCTTACCCCGTGCCCATGTACGAGGCAATCATGAATCGCAAACACGGATACCGAACTCACGAACTCGCTGAAGCAGTGCGCCATGATGTAGGTGCTCAAAAGCATCTAACGAAGGTACTGCTTAATTGGGTTGACGAGTTGAAACTGAGATAAGGAGTCGGTTAAATGACAACGAAGATAGAAGAGCTCCTTGAGAACGAAGTGCTTGGCCCTGAGGTCAAGTCTGCGCTCCAAGAAGCTTTCCAAGCTAAGATCAAGCAAGCCGAGGCCCAACTGCAGGAAGATTATGCTGCACGCTATGCCAATGACAAGCAACAGCTTGTTGAGGCAATGGATAACATGATGAGCGATACTATCCGCTCTGAGCTTGAAGAGTTCGCAGAAGACCGCGCTGCTCTGATCGCACAGAAGGCGAAGCTTACTCGTGAAACTCTAGCAGCTAAGCGTATCGCAGAGGCCAAGGTAGCTCAACATACCAAACTGCTGAATGCATTCATTGCCAAGCAGCTTAAGGAAGAAGTGGCAGAGTTCGTCTCCGATAGGAAGACGCTAGAATCACAGCGCAAGAAGATGGCAGCTGAAGTAGAAACCATCCGTGAAAGCGCAAGGAAGTCAACTCAGGATCGCATAAGCAAGCTTGAAGGTTTTGTAGTTAAGAAGCTTTCAGAAGAGATTGCAGAATTCGAGACTGATAAGAAAGCCCTCATTGAGCAGCGTGCAAAGCTTGCTGCAGAGGGCAAGCAGAAGATCAACGAAACCAAAGCAGCATTTCTTACAAAGGCAACCAAGACGCTCGACAAGACGTTGAACGAAGTCATCCGCAAGGAATTGGTACAGTGGAGGGACGACATCAAGGTTGCTCGTGAGAACAATTTTGGTCGTAGGATCTTCGAAGCCGTTGCAAGCGAATACATGGCTAGCTACCTTTCAGAAGGCAGCGAAGTCAAGAAGCTGCAGAGGCAGCTGGCTGAAAGCCAGTCACGCATT